TCTTGCCCTCGGTGCGGTGCACAGTGTCAACGTGTGCAACGAATAAGGACTTGTGTGTAGTTTCCGTGCGCATGTCAACGTGCAGGTTGTTGACCTCATCGCAGAACACAAGCGCGGGGTTGTCACGCACATGCTCAGGTAGTGTGTCCATCAACCACAGCGTGAAGTTGATAACCGACTCGGTGTTGTGTGGCCGCTTCATTGACAGTGCGGTGTGCAGCACGTGCATGAGCATGGATTGTTGGCGTTGTTTGGTTGTCATGATTTAAGCTCCTTCGATTGTGAGAGTTGCGTCAGTGTCAATGGCGATGTCTGCTTCGTACTGGTCAATGTGGTCGGGGTGTATGTTGACGCTGCGTCTGTCGTCGATCACACACATGACCACGGGGTCAACGTCATAGCTGTACCACTGGTTGGTGTGGTCACACTCCCAGCACCCTTCGTTGGCGATAGCGTACTCGTCGTTGTCTACGCATAGCACAACGTCTTCGTCATCAGTGCTGTACCAGTAACCGTCGATGTTGATCGCGTAGTCCATTTCTTCATACTCACCACCCTCAAGCTCGACAATGTTGTTGTCGGACAGGTACGCGTCATGGTAGTAGTTGCCACGGCACTCAATCATGTCATCGCTGTGGACGTAGTACTCATACCCGCGACGACCGTACGCATAGTAGTAATTGTTGTCGATGCAAGACTCACACACCGAGTCGCCGTCGCCCTCATACGTTGACACGAGATCTTCTTCGTCAACTTGGCTGTCACAGTCAGGACAGCATGTGTAGTTGTGGCTCTGCTCGCTTGCCCGACCGTCGGTGTTGTCGCATAGCCACGCACCGTCACGCACAATCTTCAACACACCGTCAACGATGTCTACATACCGGTTAGTGCCGTCGATGAATGGTGCAAGCACACCGTCGTCGCCCCAGTTGGTCTTGAGTGCGTGATACCGCAGCTTCGTGCCGTACGGATAACCGTCCCGTTTGCTGTAGCCTTGCGACTCAAGCCAGTGATGCAGCGCCTCGTCAGCGTAGGAATAGTCAGTGCCACGCTTGTATGTACGAACGAAAAACTTCACGCCTCCTTGCTCGCACACCAGAGCCCGACCGTCTACGCTGCTGCCGTTCAACCGCACAGCCAGACCCCAACCCAGCGCAGGATCATAGACTTCGTATGGATGACGGTAAACGCCGTCAGCGCAGCGCACGTTGTCGTCGCCATCACTCCACACCATGCACGATGTCGGACCCCGATGCAGTAGGTCAACCATCTCTTGCATGTCACGGCTGATCTTGAACTCATGCGGTGAAGCGTAGCGCGCAGTCAAGTCGCGTATCACATGGTCGGGTAGTACAGGGAAGTGTCGATGCAAATACTTGCCGACGGTTGTGACCAGTTGCTTGTCAGCCAGACCGTCACGATTGTCACGAGTGTAAGCAATGCGTGTCGGGTCTGTCTCTGCGACGTGCGGCAGCTCAAGCACAAGTCGATGCCAGTCAGCAGGCGGTGCGATAAGCACAGCGGCTTTGACCGCAGGGTGAAACTCATACTTGCGATACTGATCGTAGTACCAACGACGCGACACCATGTCGTTGTAGTCACGCTTGGAAAGTATGGGGCGCTTGGCCATCCAGTTTGTGCGTGGGTCTTTGATGCGTGTGAACTCGTCACCGTGGATGTGGTAGATGTTCTTGCCCCAGCTACCGACACGAGCCAAGACCTCGGATAACGTCATCATCCACGACCAACGTTCTTGGCCGTCGTAGTTTTGTGTGCTAAACATTTGCTTCTCCTTATGTAGTTGTGTTTGCCGCATTGAAATGGGGTGCGGCCACCCCATTTTTAATTAAGTGTTTCGTTGTAGCTAATCGCCTTTCCCACAAAGCTCTCGAACAGATCGCCGAACGCAGAGAACAACCTGCGCCTGTTAGCCAGATCAGCGTGGAAGAAAGCTTTTGCTATTGATGAGGCGAAGCTGCCTCCGGTTTTCTCCATCAAGTTCACACCTGCGTACACTTCCTGCTCACCGTACTTCTCACATAGCCCCTCATAAGTAGGTTGTGCGTTCATGTGTGAGATGTGGAGCTTGAGTTGTTGCACGATCTTTTCTGCGTCAGTCATTTTGATTCTCCTTTCGTTAGTTGAACTACTGGTTTGTATCCCACTCAAGGTAATAGCAGACATCTTCATACGTTTGCCAGTCGGTATCTATGTCCCACTCAACCTCGTCGGGTATCTCTACGATGCGTAGGTTTTTATTGCTCAACACGCCTGCTTCCACGAGTTCGACAAGGCGTGGGTCGGCGCGAAACTCTTCCCAATAAACTTCTCTGAACCACGTTTCACTGCTGCCTTTATTGTGCTGGTTCAGCGTCAGGTTTAGCTTGCGAGACAGCATCTTCATTTCATCAGGCGTCAGTTGTAACCCGAAACCTTTGCTGTTATATACGACTTTCATATTGCTTCTCCTTATGTTGGTTGATTTTGTTTGCTACATACATCACGTACAGCGTTGTGAATACTGGGTAATCCTCACGTAGCAGGTAGTACGTACCTATCTTGCCGTAAAGATTCAAGTCATCTCTGACTCGTTGCACTAGCCAAAAGCGGCCGACGTATCCTTTATTCATTTCAGTTCCTCCGGTAGTTGTACTTCGTCGCCCGTCTTGCTTGCCACATAGCACCGCATGGCTGCGATGAGTGGGGTTGTGCCTGTTTGTTCGGGGTTCAGGTTGTCGCAAGCAATCCAGCCATCATCACCATCACCGCGCAATTCAATCCTCTCTCGCTCAATGATCGGACCGCCTTGCGCCCAGTTAGTTGATGGCCTGAACGACTGCAACTTGTCATCGTTGTAATCATTGCGGTATTCGGAGTAGGCATCCGAGTCAAAAGTAAACCATCCACCTCGTGTGGGCCAAACGTGCATCCCCAGTGCTTTCGCCACCGCCCAGTCAAGGGCGTCTCCGGTTAGTTCAGATGTTTTCATTTGCTTCTCCTTAAAAAATGGGGTGGGTTCACCCCTTTGGTTACTCATCTGCCAGCGTTACCTTTGGCAGGTCTGCTACTAACAACTCACCCCATGTTCTTGGGATGATCTCTGTAGACTCGGCACAGATCAGCCAGTTCAGGATGTTCTGTATATGTTTGACCTTAGTATGCGCGTCGCGCTCGGCCTCGCTGGCGTCGCCTTTGTTCATGTCACGCACGATGTTCAGTTCTTGCTCGGCCTCTCGCAGTTCTTTTTTGGCAGTCACGATATGGGCATAACGTAGCTTGTGGTTATCTGCTTTTGTCATGGTGCGAGGGAAGGGTTCTTTGATTCTGGCGTGGGCAGGTGCGCTCTTGCCTGCCTCGATAAACGCTTGGGCAATGGCGGTCTTGACCTTCAGCGGAACCCAGTCAGTCCAGTGCTCGCCGTCATTGGGTACGGTCTTTCCTTTTTCTTTCAGGTACGCGGCCTGTTCCTTCGGTGTGCGTTCCTTGTAGTAGCGGTACTCGCGCAACTGTTCCTTCACCTTTGCCAGCACCTTGATGTAGGCGTTCAATGCCTCGCGCCGTTGCGGGTTGGGGTACTTGCTGCTCTCGTAGCGCAAGGATGAACGTACGCTACGTTGTTCGTTGGATAAGGGGTGAAGCACCCCTTTCCACAAGTCCTCGATCGCTCGCTTGCGTGCGCGGGTCTTTCGAATCTCTGCTTTGAACGCGGCAACCTGTTCTTTGACGAGTCGCGCTTCAGCACCACGCACGCCCCGCTTCATCAAAAGGTTGTGAACTTCTTTGTCTGTAAGCTGGGCAAGGTAGTAATTGCTTTTCATTTTGGCCTCTTAAGAAGTGGATAACGGATACTTCGTCCGGTATTGTCCGTCTTTTTTTCACTCTTGTCCAGAGTTTTGGACAGTACAAAACGTAGGCAGGACAACGCTAAACACCCGATGCAGTCCTATATGTCGGCCGAAATAATATTCAACTATACCTACTAGAAACTTCGCGCTTGTCAGACGACTGAACGGATTGCGAATCTGCCCGTACATAAATAAAGATTTCTCCATAGTATAGTAAATCTATTTTTATATGTATATATAGGACTGTATTAGTTCAGACGCTAGTATTGGCGCGGGTTTTGGGGTGTCCGCAATGGTGTCCAAGAATGATAAAACGATGGATAGTGCCGGACAGGCAACAAAATGGGGTGTGCCCACCCCATTTCCCACAGTCATACCCATTTCAGGCCGTACACGGACGGGAAGTATTCCCGATGGTAGCGTCGCTCGTTCATCTCTTGCACGTACACGCGGCCTGTGCTGCCTGCGTGTTGGGGTTCTTGCCAGCCGGTGATTATTACGGCGTCGCCCCTGAATGAGTGCGCTACGTCCCCGACGTTGACGGGTGTGCCAGTGCTTTCGCGGATGAGTTTCATGGTGTGTCCTTTCATGGGTTAGATGGCGGGGTATGCCTACCCCGAATCGGTTAGATTGATTTGACGTTCATGTAGCGTTCGGCTTGGTCTTCGTACCCCATGATGAAGGCGCAAATGGCTGCGCCTTTGAAGTCGTACCGCACCATGTCGCCATAATTGCCGTTGATTTTGGCTGGCGGTAGCCCCATTTCGCGCCTGACTTTGCGGACTGCGCCGATGAAGCTGGATGCGTGGACTTTGAACCGATGTACCCAACAATAATTGGCTTCGCCTGCAAAGGTGTCGGCCAGCCCTCTGTTGGCCGCGTCCGGAAAAATGGGGTGCGCCACCCCATTATTCGAAAGCGATGTTGGCTTTGAGTTCAGCGATCAGCGCGTTAAACTCGGCTTTCGTTATGCCAGATGACAAAATGTCAGCTTCGATCTTGGCGTACAGCTTGCGCGGAGCGGCTTCGCGCTTCGGTTGGCTTGCACGATGCTGGTTTGCCCATGCGTCGTACTTCGGATGCAGCTTGAATATCGACGAGAGCAGTTGCTCTGGCGCGGTATCCTTATCGAACGTCGCCCACTTGAACTTCTGCGACATCTTGACTTCGACGCCGTATTCACGCGCAAGAATAGCCGCGACAAAATCTCGCCAGTCTGCCAGCTTGAACTTAGGCGCGAGTTCGGTTAGCGCTTGACGGTTTGCGATCTTGCGTGTGTGCAGATCAATAGCGGCTAAAACGAGGGTTTCGAGTTGCTTAGACATGGTGAATCCTTTCAATGGAAGTTGACAAAATGTGGCCTTGCACCACGATTCCACTATAGCATCCCCCCTGTTTTGATCGCCCTGAACCCCTACGAATGGGGTCTTTTCACCCCGTTTTTGATGTCAAACCGGCAAGCCTGCGACCCCACCCTACCCCCACCCCCCGATTTTGCCGAGTGGGGGTCGCCCGCGCGCGAACACTATTCCCCACATATCCTCAACTTACCATTACCACTTAGACAACAACAAACGTAAAGCCCCGCTTTACCATGCCCACCCCCTTACTTTACGTTTGGGTCCCATGCACCCCCCACCAATATTATAAAAATTGCAAATACACTTGTCAAACATTTGACAATGTGGGCACAAAAAAACCCCCAGACGAGTCCGGGGGAAACTCACCCACCACGGGCGAAGAAGGAGAAGCAAATGGCACGCAAAGCTTGCACACTTGCTGATTGAACTATACACTGCGGCCAACGTGGTTGCAAGGACCATCGCATGTTGGATCACCTGATTAATTTCGAACCGGATGTGGAGCCAGACTCCACGGGTTTCGTGCCGCTGGAAAAAACGTCCCCTGCTGACACAGTGGATGCTAAGGTAGCAACAACCGACTGGCTTAAAGAACTAGGCGCAGTTGGCGAAGAAGTCATCACAGAAATCGAAGCAGACGCTTCGCGCAAAGCATTTTCCTCGCTGATAACAGCGCAGCCTCCAGAACAGACCCATACCGCTTTAGCTCAAGTCAAAACCCCCGCTGCTGTCCAGCATCTGGTCGGCATGCTAACGGCCTACGACTGGGAGTTCGTGGAACGGGCAAAAGAACTACGCGGCTACACGGTAGCCAAAATCCTTGAAGAGACGACCCACCCCACCGCTTCTGTACGGTTAAAAGCACTTGCCCTTCTGGGCAAAGTAACGGAAGTGGGGCTCTTCACGGACAAGATAGAGATTAAGAAGTCGGAGCTAACCGACGAAGAACTCGACGCCCGGATCAAGGAAAAGCTAGGCAAAATGGCCAAGATCGTCGAGATTACTGAAGTGCAGGATGTAGATGTCAAAGACTTGACACCGCAGGAGGCGCATGAAAGCGATTCTGAGTCCTGAAGAAATACGGGCACTAAACGCTTACGCCCAAAGAGAAGGCGGAGCTATTGCAGGATTTGGAAGAGCGCTCGGCCAGAGCCTCCATGACGATCGGTCGGGATTCGTTGCTTGGGTTTGCCACGCACGTCTACCCCGGCTTCAAGATCGGACCCCACCATCGAAAGCTATCCAAGATATTTGAGGATGTGATCGCTGGTAAAAAGAAACGGGTTATTATTAATATTGCACCACGTCACGGCAAATCGGAGTTTTCTTCTTATTTGTTCCCGGCTTACTTCTTGGGGCACTACCCTGACAAGAAGATCATTATGGGTACGCACACGGCCAGCTTGTCTGAAGACTTTGGTCGGCGCGTAAGAAACCTGATTGACTCTGATGAATACCGAGAACTCTTCCCCAACACCCGAATCGCCGACGATCAAAAAGCTTCCGGAAAGTGGTCTACCGGTGCTGGTGGACAGTATTATGCGGCGGGTGTCGGCGGTGCTCTGGCCGGTCGCGGTGCTGATCTTTTCGTTATTGATGACCCTCACTCTGAGCAGGACGTTAAGTCAAACTCACGACTTGCGTTCGATACTGCATGGGCTTGGTTCCAAACAGGTCCGCTGCAACGTCTCATGCCCGGAGGGGCGATTATAGTAATTATGACTCGGTGGTCGTTACTTGATCTGACCGGTCGTTTAATAGACTACCAGACGAGAAACCCGGAGACGGAGCCGTGGGAGATCGTAGAGCTACCCGCCATTCTCCACGAGCATACTGAGAAAGAGAAAAGCCTGTGGCCAGAGCAGTGGCCGTTGCATGCGATGAAGGCGATCAAGGCATCGCTGGACCCCCGGTATTGGAACGCCCAGTACATGCAGCAGCCGACATCCGACTCCGCAGCGATCGTGTCAAGGAAAAGCTGGCGCATCTGGGAGCACGAGAATCCGCCCCAGTGCGAGTACATTATCCAGAGTTGGGATACGGCGTTCGAGGCCAAGACCACCGCCGACTACTCGGCCTGCACAACATGGGGCGTCTTCTATAACGAGGAAGAGCACGACCAAGCCCAAGTCATCCTGCTGGACGCGTTCAAAGACCGGATACAGTTTCCTGAATTAAAACAAATTGCCTTGAAGCACTACAAGGAGTGGGAACCCGATGCGTTCATTGTGGAGAAAAAGGCAGCAGGTGCCCCGCTTATTCAAGAGCTTCGTGCTATGGGTATCCCCGTCCAAGAATTCTCCCCCAGCCGAGGCAACGACAAAATCGTCCGGGTCAACGCTATTGCGGACTTGTTTACATCTGGTAAAGTCTGGGCACCGGACACCCGGTGGGCCAGAGAAGTGATTGAAGAACTGGCAGCATTTCCGGCGGGCGAAAACGACGACTTTGTAGATACGACTTCCCAAGCGCTCCTGCGTTTTAGGCAAGGGGGCTTCATTGCGCTCGACTCAGACGAGAAAAACGACAGACTTTTTGCCCCGCGTAGGGCAGCTTACTATTAGGAGTGGCGATGGCAACCAACATCGACAAGGCGTTGTACCCCAACGTGCCAAGCGGCATAGAGACACTTAATACCCCGGACGAACCGATCGAGATCGAGATTGTTGACCCAGAAGCGGTCAATATTGCAGGTCCGGGCTTTGAGATTGAGCTTCGTCAAGTTGAAGCGGAGAACGACTTCAATGAGAATTTGGCAGAAACTCTGCCCGAAGGTGTCTTGACTTCCATATCTTCAGACCTTGCCGAGAATGTTGAGAACGACAAAAACTCACGCAAAGACTGGGAAAAAGCCTACGTCAATGGCTTAAAGCTTCTGGGTTTGCAGATTGAAGAGCGAACAGAACCTTGGAATGGGGCTTGTGGTGTGTTCCATCCGATGCTAACCGAAGCCGTTGTGCGCTTTCAATCTGAGACGATTACAGAAACATTCCCCGCGCAGGGGCCGGTGAGAACCAAAATCATCGGCAAAGAAACCCCGCAGGTGCGCGAAGCTGCTGCCCGTGTTGAAGAAGACATGAACTTCGAGCTTACAGAAGTCATGACCGAGTACCGCCCGGAGCATGAGCGCATGCTGTGGAGTTTGCCAGCCACAGGCTCGGCCTTCAAGAAAGTGTATTTTGATCCCAATCTGGGACGCCAAGTAGCTATGTTTGTGCCTGCAGAAGATGTGATTCTGCCTTACGGTACGACCGACTTGGACACTTGCCATCGCTTAACGCACGAGATGCGCAAGACAGAGAACGACATCATGAAGCTCCAGCAAGGTGGCTTCTACCGCGAGATCAATCTTCCCGACCCTACCAAAGTAGTCACCGACATTCAGAAAGCCAAAGACAAAGAAACTGGCTTTAATGACTTGAGTGACGATCGCTACACCCTGTACGAGTGCCACGTTGACCTGCACATCGAAGAAGACCCGTTTGCAGATAAAGACGATGATGGCGAACAGACGGGCATAGCTTTGCCGTACGTCGTGACGATGCTAAAAGGAACCAACACGGTTTTGGCCATACGTCGCAATTGGAGAGAAGATGATCCGCTTAAGCTTAAGCGTCTGCATTTTGTGCATTACCAGTATATTCCCGGCTTCGGAGCTTATGGGTTCGGACTCTTCCATCTTATCGGAGGTTTTGCCAAGAATGCGACATCGCTCATGCGACAACTGGTCGATGCCGGTACGCTTAGTAATTTGCCGGGAGGACTTAAGTCGCGTGGTCTGCGAATCAAGGGTGATGACACTCCCATTGCTCCGGGAGAGTGGCGAGATGTGGATGTAGCCTCGGGCAACATCAGAGACTCAATATTGCCGCTGCCGTACAAAGAGCCAAGCACCACGCTATATAACTTGCTGAACACGATCGTCGATGAAGGGCGTCGGTTCGCAGCGACTGCGGATATGAAGATATCCGACATGTCTGGCAATAGTCCTGTTGGTACGACGTTGGCTCTTCTTGAGCGCCAGTTGAAAGTGATGACGGCGGTGCAGGCTCGTCTGCACTACACGCTAAAGCGTGAGTTCAAGCTGTTAAAAGACATCATCAAGGACTACACGGACCCGGACTACGAGTACACACCGGAGTACGGTAACAAGAAAGCCAAGCGCGAGGACTATGACAAGGTTGACTTGATCCCCGTGTCTGACCCAAATGCGGCAACCATGTCGCAGCGCGTCGTGCAGTACCAAGCGGTCATTCAGATGGCGCAGATGGCACCGGACATCTACAACCTGCCAGAGCTGCATCGATCGATGTTTAACGTCTTGGGCATTAAGAACGCAGAAAAGCTCGTGCCGTTGGAAGACGACATGAAGCCAAAAGACCCTGTGACAGAAAACATGGACTTGCTGCGCAACGAGCCCGCCAAGGCTTTCTTCTACCAAGATCACGAAGCGCATATCCAAGTGCACATGGCCGCAGCACAAGACCCATTGATCCAACAACTGGTGGGTCAAAGTCCAAAAGCCGCGCAGATCATGGCAGCACTCTCCGCACACGTTGCCGAGCACGTGGCTTACGCATACCGCCAGAAGATCGAGCAGCAACTGGGTATGCCTCTGCCGCCTGAGAAAGACAACCTACCGCCTGAAATGGAGACAGCACTCTCCGGCATGATGGCGCAAGCTGCACAACAAGTGTTGATACAGAATCAAGCCCGAGCTGCACAACAGCAAGCGCAGCAGGTTCAGCAAGACCCGATGTTCCAGATGCAAATGCAAGAGCTGGAGTTGGAGAAAGCTAAAGTTGCCATACAAGAGAAGAAACTTGCAGCAGATGCTGCAAGCCAAGCAGACAAGCTGGAGCTTGAAAGAGCCAAAGCAGCGGCAAACATCGAGCTTGAGCAAATGAAACTCCAAGCGCAAGACCAACGTGAAGGTATGCGTATGGGACTGGATATTTCACGCGAAAAAGAAAAACTTGATTTGCAACGCAAACAAGCCGCAGTACAACACATGCAAAATGTGCGTCAAACAATAAAACTTAAGGAGAAACCCAATAAATGAGTGACAACTTCACGGATGTCCTCCGCGCCAAGATACGAAAGGACATGAACGACTACACAGACGACATGGCTAATGGAATCTGTGGTGACTTCGCTGCTTACCAAAAACTCTGCGGGATCATTCAAGGTCTTGCCCTTGCAGAGCGCCACTTGTTAGACCTTGTAGAAGCACAACAGAAAGATGAGGAAGAAGATGAGCGATCTGCTTTTGCCTCCGGGGATTCAGATGCCGGAACCAATTCAACAAATCGACGAACCCGGAGAACAAATCCCTATTGAAGAACGTGGACGCATGATCCCACGGGCTCCGGGCTGGAAGATTGTCTGCGCGGTACCTGAGATTTCTGACACGTTTGAGAACTCAGAAATTGTCAAAGCGGAAAGTTTAAAGAAAGTCGAAGAGTATTCGACCG